TCAAAAACCAAATACACTTATGATTATAAACCCAAGATGACACCAGAAGAATTTGAGAAAGTATATCTACAATGAAACTATCTGAAGTAAAAATTATTGATGTGAGCAAGGCTCGTAAAATTGCGGATTCATCCACCAAAGTAATTATAAGTGGTATAGATAAGATAGTCGGAACAAAGAACCCCGCTGATGAATATCAGTATTATACTCTAATAAAGACTTTGATAGATAAAAGGTTTGAGCAAATAATTCGTAAACGCTTTGAACGAGGTTATAAAACAGTTAGAGGAAAGAAATGAAACTAACTGAGGCTATGAGAAAGAAAGCGGAACAGTATGATGGTATAAACAATATGCCGGCGCTGAAGAAGCTTATGAAAAAGTTGGGCGCTAAAGATAATAAAGTGCGAACAGTTAGTATAGATTTTGGCCGAGCATATGTACATACATACGACACGCCGTCAAAAATTAACTATAATGATTATGGCGACTCTCCACTGCCAGCTAAAGGTTATTGGAAAAAAGGAAAGATGATTCCCTTCTCTGAAAAACTTATTGTTAAGTATCAAAGAAGTGGCGAGGGTAGTGATAGATGAAACTACGAGAGGTATTTACAAAACCCAAGGGCAAGATAAAATGGACAACTAAGACTGCTAAAAAATGGGTAGGTAATTATTCTGTAGATGATAGAGGTTTTGAGTTTAACGCGATGAAGGGTGATGTAGATGATTCGGAGTTGCATCCTTATGAAGATAAGGTAGATAAAAAAGAAACTTGGTTTGTTGTATTCTTTCAACTTGAGCCCGGCTACATTGGACCAGCAGCGGCGAGGCGGCGATACACAGATATAACGGGCAAAGGCAAATCTATAGAAGTTCTTAATAAGACTCTTGTTGCAGCGAAAGAATTTGTCAAAGGAGCTAAGCCCGCATATATTTATTTTAGTGCTAAGGAGCCAAGTAGAATGAAGCTTTATAATATAATGGTAAAGAAATTAGCTTCGAGTATGGGCTTTAAAGTGTTAAATGCATCTCAAGGTAATTATTTATTACAGAGTAAGAGATAGGGCAGGCTCAAACGTTAAAGATATAGAGAGATATATAAAGTGAAACTAAGAGAAATAACAGATTCTTATTCTAATAAATACGAAGCAGAAGATTTTAAAGAAGCTGGCCAGCTTGCTAAGAAAAGAAAAGGTGGTAAGTTTAAATTAGGGTTTACAGATAAGAATGATAATCGCTTTTACGGCAACAGTAAGTTTAAATATAATAATAAAATATGGCAGATTTATCCTGACAATAGAATACAATCCTATGTAGCTGTAACTACAGCTTCAGGCAAAAGACGCGCTGGACCATTTAGATTAGGTGGATTATTTTCTAGTAGAAGCTTTGATGAGATGGTAATCATAAAATGAAACTATCGCATATAATTAATGAAGCTAAATATCCTGCAGACATTGATGGCTTAACTATGGGGTTTTTGTATACAGGGATTAATAGTGCAGCGGAAAAGATATTAAAAGGTATAAAAAAAAGAACAGGATCTAATGCTAACCCTATTTCTCTACAAGTTATAGAAGGTATTGGATTAGTTAATAAACATTTACAGAAGAAGATGAAGCTACAAGGACAAGAAGCTCTTGACTATTTTCTAAGAGTTGCGTTGAAAGAATTTAATACTGACGCTCCATTTATCAGCAGTCTGTTTAAAAGATATAGACTTAAGGAAAGAGATTATAGGTGAGGCTTCAAGAAGCACGTATAGAAGTTAAGAAAACTGACAAGGCTCATCCGGGCGCAGTCTATGATAAAATGCCAGGGCAGATGGCACGTGACACTGCCGGTTGGGGTGTTTTTAAAGATGGTAAATTAGTTGGGAGAATTTTACAGGGCCGAACCGGAGCTAAGTTTTGGCATATATATACTAATACAAATCCACCTAGACCATTAGGAGGATTGTTTGATACACGAAAGCAAGCTACAGCATGGGCTCTTAAAAATAAGAAGTGGAGTACGTAAGATGAAACTTCGAGATATTATAGAATCTCATAAGTATTCCAAAGCTGACGGACGCGATTACGAAAACGACACCTTCGAGTCCACCGCACTGCAGTGCGTCGATCTGATCTTCCACCTTGAGAAACACCTCCGCAACCGCGTTTCTCAAGATGTGACAGAGGCTCATAAATATTCTAAGGCTGATGGCCGAGACTACGAAAGAGAAAGAAAATTTAATGATACTCCTAAAGCCCGTGCGTACAGAGCTAAACTCAATAAATACAATAGAGACAAAGGAACGTATGGCAATGATGACGGAAAAGACGCGTCGCATAAGGGTGAAGAAATTGTTGGCTTTGAGCCTTCGTCCAAGAACAAAGGAAGAAGAGAGAAGAGCAGGAAAACATCAAAAAAGTAGTATTAATCTCTATGCTTGATATTTATATTAGCATTCACACGTTAATGGTTAATCGTTAATAGTTAATGTAAAAATTTTAATAACGTATATGGAGAATATATATGGATTTCGGACCTGTACTTGAAAACGTAGCTAGCGTATTTGCTTTACTTATTACTCTTTCAGTGATTGTTGAAAGAGGGCTAGCGACCGTTTTTGGTTGGAAGTATTATACGAAACTCCTTGGCGGCAAGGGACTTAAAGTACCTATCGCTTTTGGTGTTTCTTTTCTAATCGCCAATCAAGTACCAGTGGATTTGGTAGCATTATTGTTCAACGGAGACACTTCGGTGTTAGGCCAAGTCCTTACAGCTGGATTACTGAGCGGTGGGAGTAAAAAGGTGGCAGAAACCTTTGGTGATATAAAGGCTGCTGTGGGTTAAAACAACCCCTCAAAATATGTGGGTCACCTGGTTGGTGGCCCACATAACTTATATAAGAGAGTCAAGATATTAAAATATGAAAAAATTATCTTTAACTAAACTTTTATTAACAGAACAAGATATACGTGAATTGATTCAGATGTATGTTTCTTCTTTGAAACGAAATAATCGTGTTAGAGAAGACAGATACAAGTCGATGATATATGTACGCTTGGCTGATTTGGGTTTTGATAGACCTCATATAACTACTATGATTAATTCTCTCACAGATGTAGATACTGAAAAAGATGTAGATAAGATTATGTCTCGTTATCGTTTATGGGGTGATGATTATGCCGCTAGTTTTAGAGCCACTGAAGGTACTATAACTGAAGCTGATGACGATAGAGAAGAAGATGAAGATGGTGTAGAACAGAATATTCATAATTTTAAAGTTATTCTGCAGATCCCTTTTACTAACTTAAAAAATAAAGATCAAAAATTACGCAAATTAAAGTTTGATTTAACGATACTTGATATTAAGATAAAGAAGGAAAGACCTATAGATGTGGCTAAGCTTAACCCGGAGTCAGAAGATAATCCGGCAATAGATTATGCGGTGGTGTTGCATATAGAAACTGAAATGACACGTACTGAATTAGAACATGAGTTACAACCGGACTATAAAATCTTGAAGCTAAAAGAAATTTAAAATGGCTATTAGCCCCAGTAATTTACTTAAAATAGAAGGCGCGATTGACTCATTAAATTTGATTCGTTTGAATTATTCTAAAGAAAAAAAACCAGATCAAAAAAGAACTGATCGCGTAGTAAGGATAGTAGAACCTTATGAAATAAAAGATACGTATCTTTATGGGTGGGACACTACAAAAGGTAAAACAATAAAGAGTTTTATTTTGAATAATATTAATAACGTTTTAGTCTTGGGCGGTAAGTTTAAAGATAGATATCCGGATGCAGGTAAATCATTTCCTACTTATGAATCAACTCCACCCCCAGATGCTCGGAGACTTAGACCTACAGTTAATACTACAGCATTTGTATAGAAAGAGTTTTTATGAAAAAGTTAGAGGATATTGGTATTGTGGTTTTGAGTCATGGAAGATTAGATAAGTTAGAAAAAAGCTTAATATCTTATAAGGAAAATGGATTACTCGAAATGGTTGGTGATAATTTTATTTTCTTTAATGAGGTTTCTTCGGATGATATTAGTTTAATAGAAAGAGATTTTAAAGAGTTTGAGTGGGGCGGTCACCCACTTAATTTGGGCATTGGCTGGGGAATGACAAAAGCAATAGAAGATGTTAATGCTGAATATGTTTTATTTTTAGAAAATGATTTTGAATTAGCATCTGCTAAAGAAGATATTTATAAACAGATGGAATTAGGTTTGCGGAATCTTAGAAGAAATAAAGTAGATATTATAAAATATCGTAAAGTAAAAGATTATATAAACACTTCTAATGAGGCGAAACGCTGGGTGGGTAAAAAAGGTTGTGAAGAAAAAAATTGGTGGATTGGATTTGCTGAAGAAGAAAATTTTGGTTATGATAATTCTGACATTTGTGAAGAAATAGATAAGGTAGATGATATTATATTATGGAAAATGTCTTGTAGATATGCTAATTGGTCTAATAATCCTTTTTTATGTAAAGTAGAATGGTTTCAAAAGTTGGCTAAGTTGAGGGGGTTTAATGAGATGGAAAACGCACCTAATCAGCGTAACCCCGATTTTGAGGAGCAAGTTGGGATCGGTGAATGGTGGCAAAAACAGGATTACAAAGTAGGTATTTTACCTGGATTGTTTATACATCAAGATTGAGAAAGTAAGAATGGATAAAACACAAGCGGAAGAATATGTAAGGTGTAGAAAAGATCCGGTTTATTTCATTAAGAAGTATGGTAAAATACGCCACCCTACTAAAGGTCTTTTGTCTTTTGAACTTTGGGATTTTCAAGAAGATGCTGTGCATAGTTTTTTAGATGAGTCATATAATATTATTTTAAAGGCACGACAACTTGGTATTTCTAGTTTGTGTGCTGCTTATGCTGGTTGGATGGCAACATTTTTTAAGAATAGAGAAATATATATTCTTGCTACAAAAAGAGATACAGCAACAAATTTAGTAGATAAAGTAAGAGTATTTTTAGAAGCTGTTCCTGACTGGTTAAAATCAGAAATTGTAATTGACAATAGACAGAGTCTTCAAATGGCTAATGGTTCTAAAATTAAATCTGGTGCTACAGGTTCAAATGCTCAGGACGCTGCTCGTTCAGAAGCATTAAGTTTATTGATTATTGATGAAGCTGCGTTTATAAAATCAATGGACACTATTTGGACAGCAGCTCAACCGACCTTATCTACCGGTGGTGATTGTATTGTCCTGTCTTCGCCTAATGGTATTGGAAATTGGTTTCATAAATCTTATATTGAGGCAGAGGCAGGTATAAGTGAAAGAGTAGGAGATAAAAATATATCCTTTAATGCTATTGCTCTTCCTTGGAGTAAGCATCCAGAACGCGACGAAGAATGGGCTAGAGCTGAAAGAAAAAAAATTGGTGATCAAGCGTTTGCACAAGAGCATGGATGTGACTTCCAGCAATCAGGTAATAATGTAATTAGTTTAAAGGCTTTATCTTGGTATCAACAGCATCCTACTGAAGAAGAAGTAAGTGATGATGGTTTTCGCCCCTTCCTAAGAGAACCAGAAGAAAAAACTTGGATTGATAAAAACTTGTGGATATGGAAATACCCTGATTATACTAAACAATATTTGTTATGTGCAGATGTTGCTAGAGGTGACGGCGATGATTTTTCAGCATTTCACGTACTTGACGTTGAAAAATATGAACAAGTAGCGGAGTACAAGGGTAAAGTTAATACTGATGTGTATGCGCATCTCATTCATAATACTGCAGTTCAATTTAATAACGCTCATATTGTAGTTGAAAATGCATCTATGGGTCATCATGTAGTGATGAAGCTTATAGAGATGGAATATAAAAATCTTTATTGGACAGTAAAGGATTTGACTAGAATCCATGAAAGTAATTCTAATCAATTATATTATGACCCTTATAATGTACCCAAAAATGCAGTGGCTGGTTTTACGACGAGCATGAAAACACGTCCAGTGTGTGTAGCTCGTATGGAAGAAGATTTAAGAACTCATCAATTTATTTTACATTCAAAAAGAACCTTAGCTGAGTTAGAAACTTTTATTTTTCATAATGGTAAACCTGAGGCAATGGCTAGTTATAATGATGACTTAGTAATGGCGTTGGCTATTGGAATGTATGTAAGAGCTACTACCTTAAAATTTAATAGTCACAATGAAGATATGACTAAAGAACTATTAAATGGATTACATTTTTCATCTACTCCTTATGAGTTTGGTATTTATAAGACGGACGACCAAAAGAAAGAAGAGCAATTTACCTTCGATACGGGCAACGGCCATCGCGAAGATTTACGTTGGATGATGAGCTAATGGCAGAAGATAACGGCTGGAGTAAATATGAAAAGATGGTAGTAGATAAACTTGATCACCACGATACTAGGTTTGGTTTGATTGAAAGTAAGCTTACACAAATACAAGTAGATATTGCTACACTAAAAGTAAAAGCTGGTGTTTGGGGAGGTATAGCAGGGTTGGTTCCTGTAGTTTTAGGTTTGGTTTTATTTTATGTTACACAAACTGGTGGAAAATAGTAAAAAGTGGAAAAACTGAAATCCGGACGGACTCAATTTTTTGAGTTTGGAAAAACGCTTATACAAGGATAATGAATAATGGCAGATAGATTTGATATACTAAAGAAAATATTAAAGGGCGGCTCAGCCGCTTACAAGGTTCCCACAGAGCGGCCCGGTATAAAGGCACAGAAGAAAGCCTTTGATACTTTTCAACGAGCCTCTTCTGCACTTTATCAACAATCTTTAATTGGTGGAGTAGAAAGATTTGAGAGAATCAAAGACTATGAAGAGATGGATCATTACCCAGAGATTACGAGAGCATTAGACATTTACGCTGATGATTCGATGACTTATGCAGAAGATGGAAAAATTCTACAAATCGTTTCTGATGATGACAAGATTATACATGAGTTAGAAGAATTGCTTTATCAGCGTTTGGATCTAGACTTCCATCTGTGGACTTGGATTCGCAATATGTGTAAGTATGGCGATATGTTTAATCTATTAGATATTGTAGATAAAGAAGGTGTGTTAGGGGCAATTGCAATGCCCGTGGGTGAGATTGAGAGAGAAGAAGGATATAATAATGATCCTAATAGTTTAAGGTTTAAGTGGACGGTTCAAGGTAATACCGTATTTGAAAACTATCAAGTTTCGCATATGCGTATTTTAGGTGATGATAGATTTCTTCCTTATGGTAGATCAATATTGGATTCATCTCGTAAGGTGTGGAAACAGCTTCTAATGGCTGAAGATGCCATGTTAATTTATCGTATTAGCAGAGCACCAGAGCGTCGAGTGTTCTATGTTGATGTAGGAAACATTCCGCCAAGAGATGTGGATTCTTACATGCAAAATGCAAGAGATAAGCTTAAAAGAATACCAGTAACGGCGGAAGCTACAGGTAATGTAGACTACAGATATAATCCTGAAAGTATTTTGGAAGATTTCTTTATTCCGGTTCGTGGAGATAGAGGAAGCAGAATAGAAACGTTGCCAGGTGGTGAGAATGCATCTGCAATTGAGGATATCGAATATTTACAGAATAAGTTATTTATTTCTCTTGGAGTTCCAAAGTCTTATCTTACGGCTGAAGAAGATCTTTCAGGTAAGTCTACGTTGGCTCAAGAGGACATTAAGTTTGCCAGAACTATCCAAAGAATCCAAAAGATCGTCGTTAGTGAATTGGCGAAGATATCACTTGTCCATCTTTATCTGCGTGGGTATGATGAAGCTTCGATTTATAACTTTGATTTGAGGTTGACCAACCCATCTACTGTAACAGAAATGATGCATCTTGAGTTGATAGGTAGTCGTTTTGACGCAGCTAATAATATGGCTGATTCTCCATTGCTTTCAAAGTATTATATCCAGAAAGAAGTATTAAAACTTACCGATTCTGAAATTGCTGATCTGAAGTTGGAGTCAGAACAAGAAGCTCAACAGGAACATTTTATTGAACAGATTAAAATGGGCGAGCAACCGGGCGCAGAAGCTCCTATGGGAGGTGCTCCTGAAGGTGCTGAAACAGAAGAGAGCAAGGGTGAATCCCATGATAAGAACGGTACTAAACAATATACGAAAGATGCAATGCCTTATGATCCTCTTGGAACAAGAGAGATGCCTGGGTATCCAAAAAATTATTTTTTTAATGAAGATGACGACGACCGCGGCACTGGCGAAGAGCAGTTAGAAGATAAACTTAATGATCCAGAAAACGAAGAGATGAAGAAAACTTTAGATTTTATACGAAAGAAAAATAAAAATCGTAGTTCTAAGAAGGATATGTTTGATAGAACTATTGCAGATATTATGAAGTATGACCATGTAGCAAATGATATGATGGGAAACCTTATAAAAGATCATGCAGAAAAAAAGTTAGAAGAATCAACTTTATCGTTACTGAAGTCCCTGAAAAATTAACTTTAATAGAGTGAGTGTATATTTATTTCAAGGGCTACTACAAAATATTGGGGCATAGTATGAAACATAACAAACAAAGAAATGTTGGCGTATTATTTGAGTTGCTTAATCATGCGGTGTTGAATGAGATTTCAAAGGGCCATCATAAAACGGCAAAAGCTATTTTTAAGGTCATTAAGAAACATTTTATGGCAGAGACTCAGATATCTCAGGCGTATAAGATATATTCGCAATTGCTTTACAGCGAGGCGCGAAATCCTTATTATGCTACTCGTTTCGTTTCTAACTTGATGAAAGAATATAATCTCACGGTTAACCCTTCTTCATTATATACTGAAAATTCTAAACTTCTAGAAGATATTAGTAATGTTTGTGATCGCAAGAAGATAATGAAAATAGCTATTCCTAATTATAAACTTTTTGCTAGTTTTAATATTTTGGTGAATGAGGGTGATATTAAACTTGGTGGTCAGTATCTTTCTTCAAGAGATCGGTTGGTATGTGAACAAAATGTTTATGAACATCTTGTTGAAAATAAAGAGGCCAAGAGAATTAAAGAAGCAAACGCACATCATACGAACAAATCTCAAGAACAGATTCAAACAGAACAAATGGCGTTGGCTATTGCACTAAAGAATTTTGA